GAACCAAAATAAACAATGTTATCAGCCACTTTAAAGAGGGCATCTGAAAGTTTATTTGTCCCAGTTACCGTCGTTAGGAACCCTTCAAATGTTCCCTCTAAAACAAGCTTTATTTCAGCCATTGCACGCTGGAAATCTGCCGCCTCTTCGGCCGCATCTTTCATATTGACACCAAATTCAGAAGCAAAGTCCGCAAAGGCTTTCATATTACCCAGAACGCCCGCCTGTGCTAGGCCAGGTCCCGCTCTTCTTCCAAACAAGTCGATGGCAAATGAGTTCCGTAATGTCTGATTTTCAAGGTTTCCAAGTGCCGATGTGGTCTGCCTGAATAACTTGTCTGCATCTTTCAATTCACCCTTTGAATCGAAGAGATTGATGCCCAAAGCTTCGAAAGCTTCTGAAGCTGCGCCGGTGCCTGACATAGCTTCAGTTACTGATGCCTGAAAACGAATCAATCCACTCTCAAGTGAAGCAAATGATAATCCACTGCCTTCGGCTGCAAGTTTCAACCCTTGGAGAGTACTGGTCGCCAATCCTGTCTTTGTACTGGCGTCTGACATCTGGTTTGCCAAGTCAGATATCTTCTGCCCAAAGGTGATGACAGCTGCCCCTGTACCAGCGATTGCCGCACCGATGGCCAGAAAAGATTTCCCTATTTTTTTAGCACTCTTCTCAAACTGTGTATCTAAATCACTGGCCTGCTTTTCAACCGACTTGAGTGCCCTTGTGGCTTGGTCTGAAGTGACCTTTAAAATGTAATCGACTGTAGTTGCCATGAATCACACGATATCAATCAAATCCATCATGTTTAAAACTGGGAAAATCATTTCGTCTTTGTTTTTACTCTTCATTGCTTCTTTGGCTCTTTCGGAGCGGGCAACGATGCAGCGAACACAAATGTAAAGTTCACTCCATTGAAGATGTAAAATTTCGGACGGTAATTTGCCATATTGTCTTGCGATGATGTCAATGAGGTTTATAAAATCTGGGTCATTCTCGAAAGTTGTCCAGCGTAGGGCTGGCCTCCTTCACACTATACATGGCAGCGTCAAAAATTGCATTCTTGTCGTCTTGAGAAAGCATGCCTACCCAAAGAAAATTTCGAGTTGGATTCTGTTGCCCTTCGTTTTGAACCAAAACAATTTTTTCGTAGTTTTCTCCATCTTGGGAGGCCTTGTCACATACTTGGCAAATTACTCGGTCTTGCATACTTCCAAAGTCAATCAAATCTTGAGGCTTCAATGATTCCATTTGATGAATCAATCGCTGCTCTTTTTCCTCTTCTGATTCTTCAGTCGGCATTTCCTTCATTGCGTTGTACATTTTCAGCATGATTGTCTTGCTGGCGATGCCTGCTGCCTGAGCTTCGATAGGTGATAATATTCTGCCGGACAAATGTAACTGTCCTTCGAATACTTTGAGGTTCCAACGGCTCTTGTCCGCTATCTCTTTCAATATCGGTAGCATGTTCTTTTCCTTGTTTTGTTCGGGGTTGTTTAAATCGGATTAGCATTATCGTTTATCATATCGATGGTGATTGCCTCATTGCCACTGCTGTCGATGGTTCCGAGGAAAGTCACCGTCGCTTCGATTCTGCCAAATGTTGATACCGCATCAGAGTATTCTTCGATAACGGCATTGTGTATTGTGAATGTCATCTGGTCATTATTCGTACCGACTAAATCCAGAACAGCATCGCCATCGACTGCTGTCGGGGTAGCGATGAAATCAGTGTAAAATTGTTCACTGTCCAAATCCATGGTAACTGTCAATCTCACTTCTTTGACATCAGAAGTGTTTGGCTCTGCGGTAAGCTGTGAACCAAGATTGTTGCGTCTTTCGATTTTGTTATCAATAACAATTTCAAAAGAGCGAACATCATAGTCTGTGGTGCCGTTCCATGATAGACGATTGCTCGTCAATTGATGATGTAAGACACTCCGTGCGCTTGCTGGAAAGGTGTCCGTTGTAGCATCAACCCGAGCATCAGAATCTTGGGCAATAATCTCGGCACTAAATGTCGCCTCTTCGCCTGCTGCACATGAAATGGTCAATTGACTAATTACACAACCTTTAAAGACTTCTTTTCTGCCTGTGCCAGATGCGGATTGAGCTTTGCCTCTTTGAAGAACAATGGTCAATGAAGGAAGATTTGCTGTCGGGGTAAAGGTATGTGTATAGGGAGCTGGGCCAGCTGTGGAAGAAACAGAACCCAATGCCGCCAGAAAGATGTCCCCATTTCCTGCATAATGCAGAGGCCCTGTAATGTTTCCACCAGTAATGTTGAAGGCATCAAAGGTGCTCCGAACAAAGCCAGCATCCCCCTGATTGAGATGAGTCTTTCGGCTTCTTTCAATGGTCTTTTGAAGGGAAGCAGAAATCAGCCGCATGGCCGTCAACCCACTTGTTTCGGCTGTGCCATAAGTTGTTTCTTGCTTGGTCTGAATAAAGGCATTTCTTCCAAATTGAATGGCCATGGTAACTCCTAACTAGGTAGTAAATTTTGAACTTTTAAAAGGCAACGGACTGTTAAAGTTTGCCCGTTTGTGGTGAATATGTCAAGGCCGACAGCATAATCGCTGCCAGAGTCCCCAGCTATAGCTCTGATTGAAGCATAACCGTTCAAAAAATAAGTATCATCTGAAGAATATCTGCCCGTACTGTCTGTGCCACTTGAATCTAAGCTTTTTGGCTGTATTCTTTTGATTGCCTCGTATCCCAAACGGCCATTGTACGGGTCGACATAAGCCGCCAGTAAACTTCTGACATCGAACCAGATGTCAATTTTTTCATCTGCCTGCTTTGTGAATACTGTTTCAGGTTCAGTTCTTCCGCTGTTATTTAAAGACGGTTTAACCAGTCTAACGGGTCTGCCTATCCAAACATACCCTGTAACAGGTGAAGAGACCGTAAATGCCGTCGTAGGGTCAGTTGAAAGGTCAGGGTCACCCCAGTAAAGGTAAATCAATGAAGTGCTGGATTGGTCATCTATAGAAACCGCATCAAGCTCAAGCACTAAGGTTCTTGTTGAATAATTTGCACCCGTTTGTCTTTGATAATCTATTTCTGTTTCACCGTTGGCAGAGTACAATTTGATATCAAAGAAATCACTGCGGATGTTATCCCAGAAGGCATCCCAGTCGGGGGGTATTGTAATCTCGACATCAACCGTGGTTGCACCGCCGCCTGTATAAACCGGAATGCTAACGGGTATTCTAAATTTAAATGCGCTATCGGCATAGGTAGCCATCAATCACCCCTGTCGGTCTGTCTGGTTACTAATAAACGAATATAGGCAATGCCTACATTTGGAATGCCGACTTTGTCCCCATCTCTAGCCAAGAAAGAGCATTGTACATCGTCAACGATTCCATCACTGAAACCAAGCAATCTATTTGCTGTGATTGCTTTGATGATATCAGATGCAATATTGATAGCCTGTTGGCGTCTTGAATCAACCAATGAAGTCGTGCCGGCCACATAAGCCACAATGCTAAATTCAGCGTCCCCTTGGTATCTGCCAAGTGCTTGGCCATGCTGTTCGATAAAATCGATAAATTGGACCGTTGCGCTGGGTATCTGAGGTGCATCTGTCGCCGCTCCAATAATCACACGGTCGGTTAGGTCTAAACCTGAATAGCCAGAGCTGTAATCCGCTGCGATTGTGCTCTTAATTGCATTCTCGATTCTGATAATCGGTGAATCTGGCATTATAAACTCTTACCTTGCAAAGCCAATAAGAATGCCTTATCGACTAATTTCTCTGTTCTTTGAATATGCTTGTCCCAAGCATTACGCAAATATCTCTTCTCTTTGATTCTTTGAAGTCCGCCACCGTATTCTTGAATCGCCGCATATACGACATCAGCTGACTCTGAAAAGGGGCGAGATGGTGTTGATAAGCCACCAGCCCGCAACATCAAAGCATGCTCTTCACCGAATCTTGCCACAGTCCCCATGATACTGTTTCGAAGCCGTCCAGTTTGAACTCTAGGAAAGTAAGTTGCATTTCTCTTTGCATCTGCTTCCATCTTCAGAGATTGTCTAACTAAAATATTTCTTATGTTGGCATAAATCCGACTGTCTGATTTTGCCAATCTGTCCATAAATTCTTCGTATGTGATGCTCACAATAGCCGCCGATATACACGATATGTGTAGAGTATATCTTTGACCTCTTGTGGCATACTTCTGGTTGAAAATTTAACCGTTACATCTCTTTGAGTAGTCGAATCTTTTCCCTGCGATTGTTTCCCTCTTTGAAGAGATGAAGCATAAACGCAAACAGCATGCTCTAAATCATCGGGTGCCGCTTCGAAACCTGCCGTCAATACTACCTTGTTTGCTCTAATGCCTGATTCAATCGTTTTGCTCGAAGTACTTTTCAAATAGAGTCTACCAAGAGTCAAATCAATATCATATTGAGTTGAATCTATTTCTGTGTCGCTGCCATAAAGCCGTTCGACATCAGAATGCCACGATGTAATCGAGACGATAGGGCGAATCGGCAAAGGCAACATGTACGGTATTTCTGTGAAAGGTGAATCGATGAATAAAGTATAAGATCGACTTGAAAGCTGAGGTGCCTTATATCCATCATCGTAATATTCAGGAAATCCGATGTATGCTGCGCATGCCGATTCTACCCTGTCGAGTAGATTCTGTAATTCAGTATCACTGCCACTCCCTTGAATTTCAGGCAGATACTCTTTGAAAGTGGCGAGTGATACCAAGGACATAATTAAACCGAGCGAGCTGGTGCAAACTCATATACAGCTGAGAAAGCGCATGAAACGCCAGAAGCTGAATCGACGACCCGTAATCTAACGACATCACCAGCCGCAAAATCATAATCTGCCGCCGCATCAAGTGTAACAGTAATCGGAGTACCAGCAGTCAAATCACCACCGCCAGATATTTGAGTGTTTTGCTCAAAGATATCGGTTGCGCCATTGTCAATAAACTTGACAGTAACATAGTTGGTATTGTTAGCCGTTACAGCGACATCTGGGCAAAGTCGAACAGAATTTAAGCGAGCTGCGATGGGCAGAGTCACATAAGTTTCGGTTGCGCCGTCACCAGCTTCGTGTCTTAGGTTTGTTGAAAGATAAATCATGATTACTCCTAGGTATTTGCGTTGAAGCCGTAGAATACATTCTTGACGGTTGATGTATCATCAGGTGAACCCATTACGGCACGGTAAGTTGCCACGAGTCGGATAGCTCCAGCTGAGATATCTTTGTCCTGTTCAACAACGATTCCTCTGCGCTCATATAGGTACCATGACGCCGCATTGAAGAGTAGATACCCTGTTGTGCTGTTTGCGCCCGTATATAGTCCGTTGGTGTGAAGGTCAGCGCCCATGAATCGAGACATAACAATTGGCATTCCAAAGATAGAACCAATTTGGCCTGCAAGAATACTTGCATTTGGTCCGAATTTATCGATGGTGATGACTTCATCAAGCTGCATCAGATGTTTAACCATGAATTCAGGGCTAACTACCATTACAAGGTTGCTTGAGCCAAGTTCACCGAGCTTTGCCATTCCACTCAGGATATCAGCCGCTGTAGCCTTAGCTGGGGCAGTGATAGCTCCAGTACTGGTTTGGTCGAAAGCAGCCGCTCGCATTCCAAGGAAAGTGCGACGGTGGTCGGCACTTCCACCGAGCCCAGCTGTGCCCCATCGTGAGCGGATATTCCAGTTAGCAATATCATCTTGGTGGGTTGCAGCCGTATCACCGTTAATCATGCAATCCTCAAAAGCATCTTCGAGGTCTTGAGCAATCTGCTGTGAGAAGATAGGAAGCACGGCAAGTGCTGAATCTTCCACGGCTGCATCGTCAAGTACATAGCTCGAAGCAAGTCCTTTGATTGAGATTGTTGATTGTCCAGTGCTTGGAGTACTGGTGGTGTACTGAGATAATGGGCTATCAACAGTAATTTCGCCCTTGATGTAAGGACGCCCGCCACGATTCAATCGAGGAATCAAGAGAGTATTGCGGTCAGCTTGGACTCTAGTCAGAAGAGAACGAAGTCGCTTAGGCAATTGGAATGTCTGGTAAAGGTCTGAGATAAACTGGTCAGGGATAAACTCTGCACCCGTTCCAGCTTGGTCATTGAAAGCACGCTGGATGCTGGGCAAAATAGACTTTGGTGCCTTCATCAGATGACGGTAAAGTTTGGCATCCATCTTTGGGGTGTATGGGTCACTAAGAAGCATACGGCAGATGTGACGGTCTTGAGCAATCTGCTTCAGTTCTGCGTGCCAATCAGAAGTGGCATTTTCAGAATCGAGTAGGCCAGCTTCCTCGATGGATACCCGTTGGCCACGATTATTTGAAACGTGTTTAACCTCGGTAGTCCATTGAATCGAACCATCTTCTTTTACATAGTTTCGCAGTTCTGATTCTTCAGTGTATGGAAGAGCGGGTGTCTGTATTGATTCATCAATCAGGCGTTGTGCCTTTTTCAAATCATCAATTTGAGATTCCACATTATGCAGGCGGTCGCCAGCACTTTTCTGGGTGCGAACGAGATTGTCAATAATCTCTTTCGCTCTTGTTATATCACTCATTTATAACTCCTTAAATTGTAAGAGTGCTTTGATAAGAGCGTCGCGCTCTAAGTCTTCTTCGTCTTCTTTCATGCCCATTTCTTCCATGTCTTCATCTTCATCATGGTGGGCCATCTCTTCCATGTCATCCATGTTTTCATTGTGCTTGGCAAAGACGATTGTAAATGTGTTGTCATCTTCTTTGATGTCTAGAATATGTCGAAGAATACTGTGCACCGGCAGAGTATTGATACTGTTTTCAACTTCAGTTCGAACCATGGAACGCAGTTCTGCATCCATCGATTTTGCCGCAACGGATGTGGCATCTGCGTTAGCCGGTATGGTCACAATTGAAACTTCCAAAAGCTCGGCTTTATCGAAGTAACTGCCGCCTTGGTTTGAATAGGCTGAATGTTCTTGGGGTAAGCTGGCTCTTGATTCAGATTTTAAGGGGGTGAAACCAACGCTCACTGCATTGAGGTAACCACGCTCGACTTTGCCAGCAATCTCGGCAGCACGGGGGTCTTCCATGTCAAAATCCACATCAATCATAAGACCTTCTGGTCCGATTCGAACATTGCCCTTGCCAATCGGTAAGCTATTATGGTCATGATTCAAGAGAATCACTGGGTTTGAGCGATAAGCTTCGAGGTCCCAGCCGGCTTGGTTTATGACATCGCCATAACGGTCAGGCCTATCCGTTGAAGCAATGAAAGACATGGTCTGTTTGCCCTTCTCTTCTTCATCCTCTTCTGAGTATCTCTTCGTAAAAACCTGCTTGATAATCATAGGTATGCCCCTTCAGTTGAATATATAGTAGAATTTTCTTCAATATTCTATTATTTTTTTGGATAACTTGTTCGATGCTTGCTGAATTGCTGTGTTCATCGGTCTTTTGATTCTCAATTATTCCACGATTGGAATAGTCGTGCATCTGCAATTGTAGTTTTCGACTGGTTCATCAAAGGATGCCGGTGCAATTCCTGATTCCCCTGTCGGTAATGAAAAGTTTTCGTTGACTCCAACTGTCTGCCCATCGAGGTAAGCATGAGTATCTCTGACTAAAGAATCACGGGCACTGAGCCATTGACGCCGTACGCGTACACCCATGCTAGTTGCATCCATGTATGCTTGATGAGCTCCGAGATTTGTTGAGCGAGTTGACTCGGTTTGAGCGATGGTCCGAGCTGCCGTCTTTGAGAACGCAAATGTATTCTCGACAGCAGCCGCAATCGTATCGATTGAATCACCATTCATTAGTCCATCTTCCACCAGCTTTGTAACGGCATTTGTCCGTGTTCTGACAATCTGTCGGCTCATTATATTGATAAGCTCTGGTACTCCATCTTGGGAAATGGTGCTGTCTTCAGCTGAAGCCATGCCAGCCTGTTTCAGAATCTGATTGAGTTCGGTTTGACCGGTTCGGTTATACCATTTGCGCCACACATTGCCGATAATCGTAGCACAAATTCTCACTTCTTCATCTTCGGCTAGTAACGCAGAATAATCGACAACG